AAACAGGGAACACCTGCTGAAAAAAGACAGATTAACGAAATTGATGAATTGCACGAATTAGTAAGTCAATCAATAGAGTTAATTGCAAAAACTGATAGCAAATATGCACAAGCAACATTAGTTAGAATTTACGAGGAATTAGTACCTCATTTAAATTCTAAAATGTTTGAGCAACATTTAAAGGTATTCAACCAGAAAAAAGTTGAATTTAATCCAAGAGTTAATAATAAAATATTTGATATTAACGAGGGATCAGACCTTATTAAATTTGTTCAAAATTCTTAAAGTAGTTCACAGGGGTTTTACTAGATACAAAATTTAGTTTAACCCCTGTTTCCCCCAAGCGATAACCACATTTTCCCCAAAATTTTTTTAGGTATTTTTTGGGAATTCTAGGGAATCCCCAAAAAATCCCCAAGTTGCCCAAAGGCAACTATAAGGAACCCTAAAGGGTTCTCTATATTTTATTGATAATTTTTTTCTTAACACCCTATGCGTGTGCCACGGGGGGTATCCTATATTCTATATACCCAGTCACCAGAAAATCACTGAAGTTGATGTAAACCATACCTCGGGGCCATATTTCAGGGATAAATATTCTACAAAATCTCCCGACAATATCCCTAGGAATACCCTATATATACTATTATCCCCCTTCTATACTCAGAACAAAATTGTAAACCAACTTGTACAAATCTCCATAGTATAGATATAAAGGCCCCCCAGGGGGTTCCCATGTAATATTATACACCCCACTGTCAATTTTGTCAAGCACAAAATAAAAAAATTAAATTATTTAAAAAAAACTATTGACAAAATTGGTATATGTGGTTATAATATAAAAATAAACCAAATATAAATCAAAGGGACACACACGTCTATCGTGCAATCACACAAACAAGGTCATCACTGATTTATATTAACGGGAATAAACCTAGGTATTCCCACTAAAACTATGAAATTTGAAGGAAATATACCAAGTTATTTAAAAACAGGAGCTGGTTCGTTCGCTGTTAGCGACAAAAAACTAGCAAATGTACCAAAAACAGAGAATTTATTTGAAAAGGTTAAGTTTGGAATCAAAGATATGGCTCCACAACAACCTATTTCTATACCTACACCTGTAGAAGAACCTGCAGATCCTAATTTATTTAGAACAATACAATTAAATATGGAACAAAAGCCACAGATGATGGCTCTTGAAAAAGAAAAACCAGTTCAACAGGAATTACCACTACAACTTCCTGATGATATGGATGATAAACTGCCAATAGGTGATGAACAGGAAGATACACAAGGTAAAACAGATATCTTTATCGGCTAGAAAACTACCGTTTAAAGAAATCATGGAGATTATTAATGCAAACCACGGATTCTACTATAGTGAAAAGTCAAAAGAGAAACTTGACCGATATGCAGGAAAAGTTTCTGGACGTATTGTTCGGGGAAGCAAAAGGAAACCCAAAACACGCAGCAGAGCTAGCAGGATACTCAGCTCATAGTTACCCAAAAGTAGTTCGTAACTTAAAAAAAGAGATTTTAGAATTAGCGGAGAACCACCTATCCACACACTCCGCTAAGGCAGCCACACGTCTTACAGACTTACTAGACGAAGACGGGACCACACCACACTCCAATATTCGTTTAGCGGCTGCCACACAAATTTTAGACAGAGTAGGTCTAGGTAAAAAAGATCAATTGGATATTAACATGAAAGCTATGCATGGAATATTCATACTACCAGCAAAAGATGGAACCAATACGGATCAAGAGAAGAGCTAGGACTATACCATTTGGATATAAACAATCTCAAGATCCAGATTACATAGAACCTATCAAAGAAGAATTAGAAGCTCTTAGACAAGCAGAAGAATACACTAAAACTTGTTCATTAAGAGAAACGGCTAAATGGCTACATAGAAAAACAGGAAGATACATATCACATGTCGGACTTAAAAAAAGACTCAATAGAAGTCGAACCACCGAAGCCCAAGAAAATAGTTCAACAGAAAGCCAAGAAGTCAGTAAAGCAGATTCTAGCTCGCAGTCGTAAGAAAGTTGCAAAGGCAGAACAATCATTACGTTCAGCCAAACGTTCCGCAGAAAATGTTAAAAATAAACTGTTAACTATTAACAAAGCATTAGACGGAAAAGAAACTCAACTACTTACGGAAGATGTAATCGAGAGTGCTCCCAAGACAGTCCAAGAACATATACAAGGTCAGGATGTTGTCTTTAAACCAAATGGTGGTCCACAGACACAATTCCTAGCAGCTTCTGAACGAGAAGTATTTTATGGTGGAGCAAGAGGCGGTGGTAAATCATATGCGATGCTAGTTGATCCGCTTCGATATTGTTCAAGGACTCATCACAGAGCACTTCTAATTAGAAGAACAATGCCTGAGTTGAGAGATTTAATTAATCATTCTCAACGTTTATATAGCAGAGCATTTCCAGGAGCAAAATGGAGAGAGCAAGAAAAAGAGTGGCGATTCCCATCAGGGGCAAAGATAGAGTTCGGGTACGCAGAGAACATGACGGACGTTTTACGTTACCAAGGTCAATCGTACACATGGATAGGAATAGACGAACTTCCACAATATCCTTCGCCAGATATATATAATTTTTTAAGATCTTCTTTGAGATCAGTAGATCCTGAGATACCAGTGTTTATGAGAGCTACAGGTAATCCAGGTAATGTTGGTTCAACGTGGGTACGAGAAATGTTTGTAGATCCAAATGAACCTAACAAACCTTTCAAGATTGAGATTAGTACACCAGTAGGAACTAAAACTATTTCAAGAAGATTTATACCAGCTAAGTTACAAGATAATCCATATCTGATGCAAACAGATGATTATTATGCGATGCTTGCATCTTTACCTGAAATACAACGAAGACAATTTTTAGATGGAGATTGGGATGCATTTGATAACTCAGCTTTTTCAGAATTTAAAAAAACAACCCATGTGGTCGAACCTTTTGAAATACCTAGAGGCTGGTACAAATTTCGTGCTGCTGACTGGGGTTATAGTTCTCCTGCTTGTGTGCTTTGGTTTGCTGTTGATTATGACAATAACTTATGGGTATATCGAGAGTTATATACGTCCAAAGTTACGGCAGATAAGTTCGCTAGACAAGTACTTACTTTAGAGCAAGGAGAGTATATTGGTTATGGTGTACTCGATTCTAGTACATGGGCAAGAAGAGGTGATGTAGGTCCAAGTATTGCAGAGACTATGATACAGAATGGATGTAGATGGAGACCATCAGATAGATCACCTAAAAGCAGAATTAATGGGAAACTAGAAGTTCATAAAAGACTAGCTCTTAAAGATAAGGAACCTGGTCTTAGAATTTTTTCTACTTGTAGAAATTTAGTTAGAACTTTAGGAGCATTACCTATTGATAGTAATAATCCAGAAGATGTAGATACTAAATCAGAAGATCACGCATACGATGCATTACGTTATGGTTGTATGAGTAGACCTTTACATCCTGGAGCTAATAATAAATTTAAAGAACAAACAGAACAGTATTTACCCTCAGATACTAACTTTGGATATTAATGGAATTACCAACGCACAATTATTTTTTATGGGGGCCTTATCTAACAAAGATGAAGGTAGAAGAATCACTATGTGAAAAACTTTTAATGGATGGAAGAGAACTTAGAACATCACATAGAAATCATTTAGCAGGTAAGATAGAAAAAGAATTTAAATACGATAATTTAAAATATTATCAAAAACAATTTCAACCATACATAGATTCATGGATACATGGATGGTATAGACAACTAGGTGCTCACGTTGCAGTTAAAGGTAAGCTAGTTAGTTTATGGATTAACTTTCAAAAACCAAAAGAGCATAATCCAGTACATATACATCCAGGTGCTGACGTTTCATTTGCATTACATTTAAATGCACCAATAGCAATGATTGGAGAAAAACAAGAAGAAACAGGAGTAGCACCAGGTAGATTATCTTTTTTATATGGAGAAGAAAGAGCACACACAATAGCTGAAAGATCTTTTACTCCAGAAAAAAATGTAATGTTTATGTTTCCAGGAAACTTAAGACATTATGTAACTTCGTTTAATTCTGATGTAGAGAGAATCTCTGTAGCAGGTAACGTAAAATTTGAACATGCCTCTAAATAAAAAAGGTAAAAAGATTAAAAAAGATATGGAAAAACGGTATGGCAAAAAGAAAGGCCAGTCCGTTTTTTATGCTATGGAAAATTCTGGTAAGTTAAAAAATGTCAAAAAGAAAACTTCCAGAGCTTAGTAAAAAATTTTTTCCCTATGATCTTGTGATCGCCCACTGGGAAGATATTACCTCTGACTGTTCATGGGTAGATATCAATGATATAAAAAAATCAACAACTGCTGTATGTTGCACGGTTGGATGGTTAATGAAACAAGATGATAATGTGACAATACTGATGTCAGATTTTAATTTTGAAAACGATAAAGAAGTAAAACAAGGTGGTGGACATACAACCATACCAACTAAAAATATATTAAAAATAAAAAAGTTAAAAATATAGGAGACAGCAATGGAAATGAAATTTGATCCAAAAGCTAAAGTTACTCAAGGTCAATTAAGTGATGCACCTGATGGCAAACAGCCAAACAGAGAATCACAAAATATTGATTTTGAAAAACATGCACCTGGAAAGTATAAATCTGCAAACTATTTAGCAGATAATGATGTACCTACTAAATCAGGT